CCTCCCACGGTCGTTCTTATTTCTCATTATGGCGCGGTTAATGCCTTTTGAGGTTTTAGTACTTTGTCCGAAGATTTCTCTTTGAGTGCTTTGTCCGAAGATTTCTAAAATTATTGCTTTTCAAAACAGTTACTCTCGTCTGTCAAACGAGTGTCAGTTTTAAGTTGCTTTTAATTTTTACATACATGTCACGTCCATTCCGAATTTTGTGAAATAATGTTCAAATCAATCTCTTCCTCATCTCATTCACGAAGCTTAATCTTATTACTTTTACTCCTTTCTTCAGACGTTCATACAAATCCTGGTCCATTTGCTTTTATGAGATCATTTGTTATTAACAATAACTCACAGACTGTTTCAGTTGTTGTTCCTTCATCCTTTAATTCAGCTCAAATAGCTTTTTCTATGGTTGCTGCAACTGGAAACAATTCTACTCTTAATATAACCTCAACAACTCCTGGTTTTAATTTTTCTTTTGCTCCTAATATTACAGGTACTTTTAATTCGATTCCAATGGAGATTGGACCGATCTCTTCTCCTTTTAATATAACTTTTGCTCCTTCTAGTGCTGGAAATTTTTATGTTCTTGTTTCTATAAGTTTTTCTAATGTTGAAACAAAGATTCATACTCCTCTTGATGTTAAAGTTGTAAACTCTACTATTGAACCAGTTTCCGTTTCTGGTCAAGTTTCCATTGCTAATCCGATTCCTTCTGTTGCTTCTACGATTTTAAATGCCTTTAAGAAATAGATGTCTCAAATTGAAACAAACCCTCTTGTTAATGATACGATTCTTACTAGAAATCCCAATCAAATCGTTGAATCTCTCCCTGCTGTCCAAGTTCATGATTTTTCTGATTACAATCCCCTTTTGCGTCATCTTTCTTCCTTTAATATTCCGCAAACCGATTGGGTTGCTATTTCTGCTACCGAAAAATATTTTGATGATTTTGTCTGGAACACTAGTGATTCTGGTGAAATAAAGACAATTGAGTTTTCCTTCGACTCCATCAAGAAATTAATACCTATAGGTTTGGAAGTTAATTCTTATGCTAATTTGGATGTAATTTTAATTTCAATTAAGAAAACCGACAATGCCTTCTATCAAGGTGCCATTGTTATAGCTTTTGATCCTGCTCCTTTCAAAGAATATTATCAAGAATTTTTTGGTACGGATATTGCTCTTCCTCAAATCTGGCAGTTTGGTAAAGTTATGTTAAATCCTAAGACTTCTGGAGATATTAACTTAATGATTCCCGTTAATATGCCTTTTGAAATGTTTAATTTGAATTCAGATTTTCTTCCTAGTTATTCTTTTGGTCGACTCCGTTTTTATGTTATGGAAACTTTGGCAACAAAATCTCCTACTCAATCTCTAAGCTATGCTATTCAGGCTCAAGTAATTAATTTGTCTACTTCTGGTCTTAAATTTGATGATCCAACTCCTCCATAATGTCCTCAAAATTATTTCCTTCTAGTTCATACGAACCTTCCACTGATGTATTTTCCTCTGAAGGTCCAGCTCCTACTTTTAGTGTGCAAGGTCCAATAAATAGTTTTCAACAATCTTTTGATTTTGATCGTACTGATATGTACAATTATTCTAATGAAATTCCTGATTCTCAATTACGTCCAACAGAACTTCCTGGTATTCAAGGTCCTATGTTACCAACTGAAGCTGATTTTGAAAGCGCTGAATCTGCAACTGCTGAAGGTTTTTCAATGGGAGAAGGCATGGCCGCTCCCGCAGCATTTATTTCTCATTCTATTTTAGAATCTGGAGCCCAGTCTCAATATCAATCTGATTTGCAAGGAAACTCTGTCGCTGGACATTCTTATTTGGCTCCTCTTCAAGCCGCTCAAAATTTAAATCAGCACGGTCTTCAAAACAATATAGCTTCAACCTTAGTTGGTGCGGGTGCCATGTTCGGCCCCGAAGGCTTAGTGGCTGGTTTAGCTGCTGGTGCTGTTGTTTCTTCAATAGATTTTTCTTCTCCTGTTCAAGTTCCAACTGATACTGGCGAAAGTATTTCTGCCGACCAATTAACTTCTTAATGGAAGCTGTTTCAAAAACAAATCCTCTCCCTCCTTCTGGGTTAACAAATACGTCTGTACCTTTAGGCATCACTTCCTCCGTTTCTGAAACCCCTCAACCTGTTAATGTTCCTGTCCTTCCGACTTCTGTCTATGAAACTGTCCACGGTATTTATCTTGGCAAATTTGAATTCTCTGATGCCGATGCTATTGGCAAACTACTTTATGAATTTGATTATCAATTTCCTTTAACTCAACCATATAAACGTTCTGTTGGAACTAATACTCATCAAGTTTCTCCTTTTACTCCTTGGGATCTAGTTTTACCTTCACTTTCAAAACAAGTTAAAATGGAATACACTCTTCAAATGATTCCTGTCAAAATTGCTGATTCTCGTGCTCGTGTTGATATAGTTCATAAATTTAATGAAGTCTCCATTGCTGATAGATATGGTAGTAGATTGTTAGCTAATTACAATGCGAGATTTCATTTGGATGATCCTGATGAACAATTGGTTGTTCCTATCCCCACTTATTGGGTTTCCAATAATGTGGCTACTGACATGACATTAACAAAGTATAGGGAAGGTTCTACAACTTCTGATATAAATTTGCCTTCTGCTTTTCTGCCAACTACTAAAACTAAAGTTTACGTAGCTTCAAAATATCAACATAATGCTATGCAAATGGAAGAATTCTCGGTTCATGTCATTCTGTATCCTCGTTCAACTATGATGCTGGGAATGGCTGGTAAAAGATCTCACACCGTTATTCGTCCTGGTGTAGCTAATCGTAATGATTTCCTCACTCCGTATTTTATGAATTTTAAATGAATGAAACCAGATTTGGAACTGCCCTAAACCCAACTACGGCTTTATTGAAAACTTCTCCTTTAACTCCTTGTCCAGAAATAGAAACAATTTCAGATGCTGATCTGAGAAATTTTATTAGTACTGGTATCACTGTCAAAATTCCAACTCCTTTTACAAAAATTTCAACTTCCGCTCTGTTTGGTGTTAATGTGGATGGTTTTATCCCTCCGTATAATATTCGATCTCCAAAGTCAGGTTCTCCCACTCCAATTTTTATCAATTTGTTTCCTGTTCAACCCACTGAAGATGGTTTGCGTTTAGGTTTAATAATCGTCCAAGAAATGGCCCAATTGCCCCCAATTATCAATTTTCTTTCACATCGTTTTATTTCCGGAAATATTAAAATTGCTGTTCGTGTTTCTTCCAATACTGCTTTAACCGGTAATTTCATTGTCACTCAAGGCTCCGGTATGGTGAGAGATTTTTATACAAATTCTGAAGGTGAAACTAATGCTGTAGCTTTTAAAGGACTCCGATTTTTAAATTCTTCTGATTCTGGTATTGATTATGCTCCTGGTTCATTTACAAATCTTGATGTCTCTCTAAATAGAAATTTGTCAATAACTCCTATTCGTCGTGATGTAACTCAAAAAACTGATTTGGCCCGAAAATTTGATTTTGTTTCTACATCTAATTTAAAACAGAATAGAGCTCAAGTTATAGATTACAATGTTCAAGCCTCTCAATTCGTTGAGGATTGGTTGTTGTTCACTCCTGTTTCTGATTTTGCCGGTATTGCTGCCAATCAATTATCTTTTACTTTTTATTTTGATTATTCTGCATGCGGTTTTTACACTCCGATGCTTGCTATGATGCCTTTTCCTCCACAAACTGATTCTACTGATCCTGCTAATCGTCGTGAAATTTTTGATTTTACTGCGACTTTCAAAGATAAATATTCTGATTTACCAATTTCTAATTATAAGTTCCTCCATTCTACATCTGTGGCTCGCGTTATAACTGCTGAAGAAAAACAACGTTATTTGCAAGAACAGAAACGTCGAGACCAAATTCGTCAACAACAACAACAAAAAATTAATGAAATCCCTTAAAATTTCCGATTTTTACATTCAAAACAAATACTTACGCATCTTTTTTAGTTTTGTTTTATTCCTATTTACATTTTTGTTATTGATTCCGAAACCAGCTCCGATTAAAAAGAAAAATTCTGAAGTTTATAATGATTTATCTGATGAAATTCCACTTAATGATTTTTCCCCAAAATTTAATTGCAACTTATGATGACCCTGCTAAATATGGTGCATGTTTGCACATTGACTACTCTGCCCGGCTTACACAGTTATAATAAGTATAAAACTGAGAGGTAGACGTGTTCTTCGGTTAAATTTAAATCTTTCGCGATTAGTCCCAAGCTAATTACATTCTATACACAATGTCACAAGTAGGCGAGAAACTGGCTCGATGATAAGCAATTGAGGGCACTGCAATCGTGCAGCTACTGTTGTGTGTTTTACTGAATGCGGTAGTGAATGAGCATGATTCACTACAGATTTAATGAAGGATGTGCGTTTTATATTAAAAATAATTTTTGTCTTATGATACTCCTGGATTACGCTTGGTAATTCCTGCTTGGACTCTCCCTTCGGGGGGACGAGATGTAAATGTAAAGTAAAGATGCAATCACAAAATATGATTAAATCTCTTGGTTTTAATGCAACCGAACTCTCTAACTCAATGATGACCGCTCTCCGAACTGGATTCTCTGTAGAACTGGAAGAAGTTACTCACTATTTTTTCTCTCAGGCCTCCTTTACATACAGAGGCTTGAACTCTAAGATTAAAACTCAAGATTCCTGGTTCGTCAAGCGAGTTAACAAACTCGCAAAACAAAAATCCGCTCTCTATTTTACAAATTATGATCATTCGGCTTTATTTACTCTAAAAGAATTAGCTTCAAAAATTACAACTCATGATGTGATTGTTAAGAATTCACTTCCTACTCCACGTTATATTGTTGAGCGTGAATTACAACGATCTGCCCAACCAAACTACGATCCTTATAATCCCAATCCTGCTCTTGCTGAACTTGATGATGAACTTGCTCATGAATCTGGTTATTTGGCTGTTATGGCTGATACATTAAATCAACGTGTTCACTCATTAAATGGTAATATTGACCGTTCAAATGTTTATTTTGCCTCCAAAAATTTTAGATCTTTGTTAAATGAAATTTCTATGAAAAATTCCGTCACATTTGTATATTCAAAACCTCGTAGAATCCCTGGAACTCCTGATCATGAGCCTAAATTTGCTGCTAGTTTGTACACTAACAATTTTCCTATTTGTCCTCTTGTCACTCATGCTGAAACTAAGGTTGCCGTCCGTGAACGACTCTCCAAAATTTGGTTTGAAGAATATTTAAAAATTCCCGATGTTTTGCAATTGCCTTCTTGGGTATCAATTTTAGTGACTGAAAATGGCTATTCTTTAGCCCAGAAACGTACTCGGAACGTTGAAATGCATTCAAGCAATGGAAACGTTCTCACTCACTCAATCTTACGTGAGGATGTTTCGATTATAAAAAATTCTGATGATTCAATTATTTTTGAATTTAATAGAAAACGTTATGAATTCGTTCCAACTGATGTTAATTTAACTGACACTCATTTAATCATATCTTTCGCTTCTCGTCGTTCTTACGATGAGTTCACAAATCAAATAACTCGCCAAACAATTTCTAATATTAATACTACTGGATTTTTGCCAATTAAAACTAAGTCTTTTATTAATGAATCAAATAAAAAATTTTCTTATAGCAATCATAGAAATTTTGATCCTATGCTTCGTCTTATTATTGAATTGCACTCTGATATTCGTTTAACAATTGAATCAACTGAAGGTCGTGTAGGCAAAATTGGAAATGTAACCTTTGCTCCTAAAAACTTAATGCGCGTCAATTTTGAACGTAGATGGTATTATGGTTCTCTCGTTCCGACCAGTCTCTATTCTCCTGTTATGACTTCTCTCAAAAAACAATCAATGACTAAGGAACAATTATATCTTTCTGCAGCTCAACTTTCAATTCTTAGAATGTTTAACTTGCAATATAAAGGTTTTAACGAAACAATTTCACTGTTTTGGCGCTTGTATAATTTACATATAGCTGAGCTTAATCTAAGTAGACAGATTCCTGTAGACTTGGAAGAGGCCTGGCAATTCATTTCAACTCAAAATATAAAAATTCCGACTGAAAATTGTCATTATGGCAATATTTTAGAAGTCATTTCTCCTTCAAATAATTATGATTTTCCTGACTCAAATGAATGGCCAACAATTGGCTTTTTAATTAAACATGTTGAAGTCTTAAAGAATGATATTGAAAATATGTCACGTGAAGAGATTACTAATCTCTTTGTTTCTGGCGGATTGGAGATTCAGGCTGATGAGATTAAGACACCTGTTTTTGATTTTAATAGAGAAAAGCAAGCTATTCCAAATAATGTTTGTTTACAAGACTATGAATTAACTGAATCTGAGCAATTTTTATCCAAGTTAGTTTATCATCACATTTTTGACCCTTCCATTATTTCTGTTTTAAAAATAACTTTGCCATCGGTTTCAAACGAACTTTTTAGTAAGATCATGGATCGCCTTGTTAAATTCTCCTTTGGTGGATTTGTCGATGAACGTTTATCCAATATGTTTTCAAAATTATCAGCAATCGAAGAGTTTCCTGAAGACAAATCACAAATTGTCGAATTGATTGTTTCAAAATATCCTGTTTATAAAAATTTTGCTAGAAGATGTCAATTAGAAGCTCAAGTTTGGTCTCGAATTTTAGGTTTAGATTTTCCTCGTCAAATATTAAATAATTATTCATTTATAAAGAAGATTGCTGATCACAAATTATCTAAGGCTGAACCGACTATGTTTGATCAAGGAGCTTCAACGTCTGCTGAAACAACTACAAAACGTAACGGTTGGCTTAAGAATCTTTTCCCTAGTCTAACTCAAGCTAAAGATATCTTCAAAGAAAGTTTAACAAATGCTGCTGAAGGAAATAAATTGTGGGCTGAAAATCGTCCTAAACTTATGGCCATGTTAGATAAATTAGATTCTCCATATCTTCCTAAGTTAGTCGAATGTGATTTTTCAACGTTCTCCAGCTCTTTAGCCTCAACTAAGAAAATCGTGAATGACCTATTCCATACTCTTCTAGCCACTGTCACAAATTGGTTGGGAATAGATTACGAGAAATATAAACCAGACATTGATGTCACTACATTTTTCTTTTATTATCTGATCTGGAAAGATACAACGAATATTGGAATTAAAATTATGATTCTTGTTGAAGTTTTAAGTTCACTCAAAATTATTGATAAATTTACTTCTTATTTACATAAACTTTGGCTGTTAATTAAGAAAATGGGAAATAAGGTTTTCCAAAATTGTATGAAAACACCTGCCGAAGAAGAAGAATTTGAAGCTTATATTCAGGAATTAGCGAAAGACACTCACAGATCAAATGAAGTAGCTGGAGAATTATTCCAAACTACTGATGATCCTGAGGAAGATATTTGTTCAAATTCTTCCTTTATTGAAACTATTCTTGGATATCTTGAAAAGGGTTCTCCTTATTTTCTTGGTGCAGCTGCTACTCTCCTATTAATGTCTTTTGCAACATCAACCCCTCTTTTAGATCCGAAAAAATACAATTTTATGGCTTACGGTAATGAAATTATTAAATCCGCTAGAAATCTTAGTTTTCTTGGAGCTGGTGTCGCAGCCGCTCCTAAAATTTACACTCATTTTGTTGCTGCTTTTAAGTGGGTTATTGATCAAGTCGAAGCTATTGTTAAGAGTGATCATCTGACTCATTATCAAATTAATAAAAAGGCTGAGGAATGGATTAAGGCAACTTCAACATACTCTGGGAATTTAGCCTCTCGTCTGGTTAGGGCTCCAGAACTTTGTATTAATTATCTTAATCTATATAACGATATGCTTTATCTTAAACGCCACGATATTAAATTTACAGGTCGAACTGCCGTTTTATTCGCTGCCCGTGTCAAACAATTTGAACCGTTTTTTGAAACTGTCAAAACTGTTATGCACCAAAATTTCAATCTTGAAGAAATGTTCCACATTCAAGTCTGTGGTGAGCCTGGGGTTGGTAAAACTGATCTTTGTGATTCACTACTTCGTGTCTTAAAGGACGCGTATGCTGCTTCGTCATTAAGTTTTGGTGAAGCCGCTCAAGGCTCAGCCATTGATATTATGAATAAATTCAAACAAGCTGGACACGGCTTTGGAGATACTTACAATTTTAATGAAACTCTCAAACACATGGATGCATATGAAGGTCAAAATTTCATTCGCGTTGATGACTGTAATTTATTCAACAATCCTGATCCTGATGCTGTAACAACTCAAATTTTGATGTTATCTGGAACCGCAACAGTAGCCAACAAAGCCAATTTAAATGATAAAGGAATGACTATTCAAGCTAAAGCTCAAGTTTCTGCTACTAATAATCCATTTTTAAAACCACAAAATATGCCAACATATAAAGCTTTATGGCGTCGCAGAATTTTAATGCATGTAGGTGTAGCCAAAGAATTCAAAACCGCTAAAGGAACTCTTTTACCTGAACCACAACTAACAGACAAGTTTGCTGAATTAGGTTTAAATCGAACTAAAGGTGATCATCTCCGCTTGACTATTTTAGATCCACTAAATGAAACTTACCTTCCACTCAATAAAGTTCTACAAGACATGACCGTCGATCAAGCACTTCGTTACATTAACGCTAAAGCTAAAAATCATTATGCTAGAGAATGGCGAAGAGGTTTTGAAAAAGATCCCTACGCTGCTGCTATTAAAATTAAATTCAATACTCTTATTAAACTTCTTGAAAATGACGTTGATCGACAAGCCCCAAAAACGCGTGAAGAATTTAATAAACATCAAGCTTATTGTTGATAAGATCTTAGAAAGAAGAAAAGTTCAATCAGAAAAGGTATCTGCTGGCTCTCAAGTTTTAAAACCTGCCAGAGCAATGCCTGATGACGAAATAGTTAGAAGTGATTTAACGGCGTTTGTTGGGTCAATGGCCACTTCTGTTTATAATTCAGAAATTGATGCTTATTTAGCTGAAATTGATGATGTTAGACTTAATGCTTTGACCGAAGAAACGATGTTGAAAAACTTAACTAAGAATGAATTTGGGAATTTAGAGGTTATTGATTATGTTGATAACTGCTCTTTTGACCCTTATGAAGACGCTGTTGAAGATATTGATTTTTGTGCTAAAAGAAGTAGATTTGTTTGTAAATTATCTGAAGAAGATTTGACTAAGAAAGGTCAAAATTGTATTAACAAAGTTGTTGTTAATCTTCGTTTCTTAAATTCTTTGTCGAAGACTAGTGCCGATGCTTTTATCAGGAAGGCTAGATTGGTTAAGCAAGTTGAAAGTAGTCCTATTCTCGAAAAACTCAAAATTGAGGCACAGTATAGATGGGAAATTACAAAACAAATTTCTGGTGAGGCTTCTCGCTTCATCATGGATAAAGTTTGTAGTTATATTGGCAAACCATTGGTTACCGGTATGTGTGTTACTGTTGCTTTGCTAGGATTATTCTTTTCTTGCTCCTTAATTGGTCAAGCTCTTGCTCCATCTCCAACTATGTATGCTCCTGGACAAAAACCACTCAAGATCTTTGGCACTGGAACTCAACATACTTATCTTGAAAAAGAAGAGGTTGATAAACACTATCAAAATCATGCCGATGGTCTTGAGAGACAAATATTAGTTGTTAAAGTTGGCGAGTCGAAATTCATTGCTAATGGCGTTCAAGGAAACATATTTATGATTAATCACCACTGCACGACTCTTATTAAGAAAAATACAAAAGTTGAATTATTTGATCCCATGACCGGAATTACAATTGAACAATATGTTGGTCCTTCTGATTTTCACCGTATAAACATGCGTCTTAAAACCGACGCAGCTTTAATTAATTTCAATGCCGTCAGAACTCGTCGAACAATTATTAACAGATTTATGAGTGAAATGGATATTCAAAATAAAATGTCGAATCTTAGAACATCAGGCTCTATGCCAATCATTTATAGAGACGGCAAATTTATTGACAGAGAATTTCATCCTCTCATTCCAATCACTCCAGATCTTGATATAATTGAACAAGAACGATTGATGGCGGTTAATTTGCATGTCAATTTAGGAGAATCAGGCTCCCTTTTTACTCACGACAACACAATGTTAAGTGGTCACATTTTAGGTTTATTAACTTCTCGCAATGTTTTAACAAATCAAGCCTTTGTTGGTATAATTTCCCGTGAAGAAATTGAACACACTCTCAAGAAATTTGAAATTAAAGATAAAATTATTATTAATCCAATTGAAACTACTCTTGATCCGGATCACACAGCTCATACAATTTTTAATTACAATCAAATAATTAAGAAATCTCCTTACCCAACACAATCCATTTCAAAGACTAAAGGTTATCGTGAAACTCCGTTCCATGGTATATTTAAAGTTGAATCAGAACCGGCTATTCAGGATGAATCTGATCCTCGTTGGAATAAAACTCGTCATTTCTTAGAGGTTTCTCTTAACAAGACATCTGGTGCACATTTTGCTAAATTTGATTTAATTGATGAAAAGTGGATGAAAGATTTTTATGAAGCCGTTTTACTCACATATATTCCAAATTTGGACAAAGTAATGCTCTACTCCACTCAACAAGCAATCATGGGTATTCGTATTCCTGGCTCAACATCAATGGACTTAAGCACTTGTGCTGGACTTCCATATAAATTAGCTAGAGGAGTTGTCGGTAAAACACCATACATGAGTAAAGACTACAGAGGAACATGGAACATTCAAGAAATTGTTTACCATGAAGTAGCACGATATGAATCATCTTATATCTCCGGAATTGTTCCCCAAAATGTGAAATTAGAATTCAGAAAGAAAGAGCTTGTTGGTCCCAATAAAATTCTAACTCCAAAAACTCGTACCGTTGGTATGGGCAATATGATCCATCAAATTATTTTTATGAAAATTTTTAAAGATCTACATACCCTAATTAAGAAAGTTTGGGCTGATGGAGGTAGTATGCCCTTCGCCTTAGGTGTCAATCCAAATTCTGATCATTGGAATCAAATTGTCGCTCATCTCAAATACACTGATTATATGGTTGACATGGATGTCAAAGCATGGGAGGAGAAAATTTCACAACGACTTCTATTTATGTGCGATGAAGTAGAGCTCAAAATTATTCAAAATTCATATAAATTTAGAAATGAAGAATTTCCTTCCGAAGTCTTCAATATTGCTTACGGTTTATCCGCTGATTACACTCAAAGTGATGTAGCTTTCGAAGATTTTATTTATGAAAAACCAAGTGGCTTACTTTCTGGTCACCCTGGTACATTTATGCGCAATTCTGCTGTTCATACGATGATTATTGGCTTAGCTGCCCGTAAAATTCTTTTGCGCAAAAATCCACAATTCGCTTCAATTCCTTTTATTATTGAAAATGTCCGCTTTATTCTTGCAGCGGACGATGTTGTAATCGCCATTTCTCCTCAAGCAAGAAAATACATAACTGTCGCTGAACTCGTCAAAGCATATAATGAAATAGGTTTTGAAGTGACAGCAGCCGATAAGGGCATTGAAATCTTGCCCAAAACAATTGAGGAAGTTCAATTTCTTAAACATCATTTTGTTCCTCTCCCTCGTCACTGTATCGAATGTCCTATCGAATACAAGTGCTCCCCAAATCTGTCTATTATTTATCAACTAGTAAATTGGTATTCAACCGAATCTACACTTAATAAAGAACAGCAAATAGCCAGTAATTTAAATGATGCTCTAAACCTTGCCTGGCAGCGAGGTCCACAGGAGTATAACCGCATAAGAGACACCATTAATATGGCCTGTCAACGTCTCAAAATGAACTATGTGGATACTCTGAGCTTTGAAGGACGCCGTGAATTGATTTATCATAACATGGCAGAAGAGAGACGTGCTTTTTATTCAGGCACACCCCAAGTAGAAGATGCTGATTCTGACTACGTGGAGATTTAGGTTATTTTTTCCTTTATACTAATCCCCATTTACAGTTTTTAAGTTCCCGCTTTGATTTTTACTTTAATAAATTTTAATCAACATTTTCCATTTGAAATATTAATTATTTTGGCATATTAGTCTAGATATACACTCACAATTTACGAATCTTGAAAGATAATTTCATTGACTGAGCTACCACTAATATCGAATATTTTAATATTTTGCCAGCGACTGGTTTTTCCCCAGGATCGTATTTTTTCAGAAATCGAAACATTTGGTATGTGTTTCTACTGAAGATATTAATTTCAAAATTTCAATTTATAATATATATTGGACGTGGAATTTTTCCATGTCTGCCTCTATTTCGTGTTATTGAGAATTTTATAATGTTTTAAAATTCAAATAAGTAACAGTTGTTAAATAAACATCAGTTTGTTCAAATTATTTTAGTTAAATAATTAACAACACTTTTGAGGCCTAAACTTATTTTTCAT